AATGGGTGGCCGCTGTAGTGGTACAAGAGCGGGTTTTAGCCAACTACGCGGCAAATCAGAATTTGCCCAGTCGGGCGGACGGGCCCAATCTGGACGCTCTGGCGGAGCTCTTTTTTACAAGAGAGCGGCCTTTGGCAAAGGCTGCGTCCTGCACCGTGCGTTTTACTATTTCAGAACCCCAGACGTTCGCCGTCCTGATACCGGCGAAAACCCGCGTAACGGATGCAAGCAGCACGCTTGTTTGGGAAACTGCAGGGGATGTTTACATTAACCCCGGGAATACCTTTGCAGATGTGCAGGTTTTTTGCCAGACGGCGGGAAGCGAGGGCAACGGCTATGTAGCCGGACAGATCGATACCATTGTGGACCGGTTTGCTTATTTCTCGTCCTGCAAGAGCATCACGGAATCCGACGGCGGATGCGCCGAGGCCAGCGACGAGGAATTTTACGAGCTTATGCGCCTTTCCATGGACGGATACAGCTGCGCCGGGGCCAGAGGCGGGTATATCTATTTCGCAAAGCAGGTGGACACCGAAATAGCGGACGTGGTGCCCACAAGCCCCACTCCAGGCGTCGTAAAGCTGTACATTCTGATGAAGGACGGCAGGATTGCCGGTGAGGAGATAAAGCGCAGGGTCCTTGCGGCGTGCAGTGCCGACGAGGTACGTCCCATGACAGATCAGGTCTTTGTGGAGGACCCGGAGCAGGTGGGCTATAACGTGCGGCTGACCTACTACACCCAGGAGGGCGAGGCGGGCCTTGCGGCTATTGACGGTGCTGTGAGGGAGGCGGTAGACCGGTATATCCTCTGGCAGAGCGGGAAGCTGGGACGGGATATTAACCCCTCACGGCTCTACGCTTTGCTGATGGAAACAGGGATAAAGCGCGTCGAGCTTACAGAGCCGGTCTTTACTCCCCTCTTTGACGGCAGTACGGGAAGCCCGCCCCAAGTGGCGGCGATTGGTAATATCAGTATAACGGACGGGGGCTATGAGAATGAGTAAAAGCGAGGCTCCCGGCAAAGAGGAATTTTCCTCTTTTGGCATCACCAGAGAGAATATGCGCTTCACCCTGCCTCCGGCGCTGAAAGGGGACGAGGCGGCATCCGCGCTGGCGGAAGCTGCCGCCGGGGTGTTGGCGGAGCGGCTTTCGGAGACAGACAGGCTCAGGATTTTCTCCGCTGTGGATACTCTCCCGGAGGATGTTTTGGATATTCTGGCGCGGGATTTCAAGGTGGACTGGTGGGATCCGGATTTCACTCTCGCACAGAAGCGGAGAACGATAAAGAGCAGCTTTCGCGTACACAAGCGGCTGGGAACACAAGCGGCGGTAGACGAGGCGATCTCCGCCATATACCCGGATTCCAAGGCGGAGCCCTGGTTTGTGTACGGCGGAGAGCCCTATCACTTCCGGTTTAAAATCAACACGGAAAACGCCGCAGAAAACCTGGAAGCGGACCTTGCAAAGCAGGCAAAGATTCTACAGCTTGCAAAGTATTACAAAAGCCTGCGGGATCATCTGGATGAAATGCACTACACGGCGGGGGTCAAAGTCCCCGCCGTGATCCATTTCGGCGGCGTGGGCGCGGCAGCCGTATGCTTTCCCGTACCGGAGGCCGTGGACAGCTTCGCCTTCTCCGGTACGGTTTACGCCGGGAGCGGGGCCGCTCTGGTGGCTACCGTACCGGTGCCGGAGCAATCCGTCACCAAGCCGGGAGGCGGCGCGATAACCGAAACCATCTATACAGCAAGGGAGGAATAAAAAATTGGACTACAGTTTCAAACCGACCACAAACGGGAGGGCGGTTCTCTCCACCTGTATGGCGCTGGCAAAGCCGCCGGATATATGCCGGGTGGCCTTTGGCAGCGGGAAAATCCCGGAGGACGCGAATCTTGCCGGCCAGCACACCCTCTTACAGTATGTGGCAGACGGGACAATCGCAAACCGCGGGCACAAGGATGACCGTTTTTCCTTTACTATCCAGTACGCGAACAACCAGCATCCGGAGATAGAAACCTTCTATCTCTCGGAGTTTATTGTCTATATCAAAGACCCCGAAACGGGGGAGGAAACCGATCTCCTGTACGGCACTATGGGAGACTACCGGCTCCCGGTCCCTAAGTATCACGCAGGTATTGCGCCGAGCGTGTTTAATCTCCCGCTGGCGCTGGTTATCTCCGACAGTGTGGAAGTATTGATTTCTGCTCCGTTCGGTCTAGTCACCTATGAGGAAATTCAGAAAGTGGAAGCGCTGTTTGAAGCCCTCAAAGCCGAAATCATCAGCGGGGAAATCTCTACCGGGCTCTACACAAGCGACGGCATGGAGCTCTGCACTGACACTGGGGAGCCGTTGACGGCCAACCGCAGGCTGTGACCTAATCCCCAAAAATAAATTAAACATATTGCATCAGGAGGAGAATCATGAGCATTAAAATCAATCAGTTGGAGAGCGTGAACGGCTTTTCTGCCGCCGACACCATCCTTGTCCAAACCCCCAGCGGGACCAAGCAGATGCCTTTGAGCATTCTCATGCCCTGTACCCCGGCGGCCCACAACAACTTTCCGCGAGGCAAGGTGCTCACTGACACCTACACTCTGGCGCAGATTTACGACATGGTAGAAGCCAGAGACTACCACGATATTTTTGTGGGCGATAAAATCCGGGCCACTGTCCCGGCAATTACGGCCACCGGCTGGACAGAGCAGGTGACGGAGTTTCTGGTGGGCGAAATAGAGAGCCATAAAGGCTACGGCGACACTACGGCGCTGGACAACAGGGGCCATCTGCTGATTGTCCCTGCCGGTACCCTGGGCAACGCCAAAATGAACGAGACCAACGACACTACCGGAGCCTACGACGGCTCCGCTATGGACGACACTGTCCTGCCTGCCGTACAGACGGCGCTGGAGGCTGCTTTCGGGGCTGACCATCTGCTTACCGCCCGCGAGTTTTTAACCAGCGTTGTGGATACCACCCACGCCAGTATGAGCGTTCCTGGCGCTATGGGGTGCGTGACTTTTGTCAACAACTGGAAGGACCGCAAGGTGCGGCTTATGACTGAACTGGAGGTTTACGGCTGTTCCGCCTTTTCCAGTTCCGGCGAAGACAACCGCGCCGGTTTGGGCCACCAGATTTCACTGTTCCGCCTAGACCATACCGCCATTTACAATCGTGCGTACTGGTGGCTGTCCGCCGTCTGCGCCTCGACCTACTTCTGCCGTGTGGATTGGGCCGGGGTGGTGACCCACACCGGCGCTGCCCATGTGTATGGTGTTCGCCCCCGCTTCATAATCGGTTAATCGCCGCCCCGCGTGGGCGGCGATAGAAAGGATACAAAAATGGGTGTAAAGGTCCCCGACAGGGGAAAGAGCAAGGCGGATTTCATGCACAACGCATTGCGCCTGCGCAAGGAAGTGACCGAACTGCTCCTCCGGGATTTCGGCGTAAAAGGCCGGGTGTATGAACATATGCGGGAAGCGAGGATGGACGACGCTTCCCGCGAGAAGTTTCTGCGCATTATCGGGCACTACGACGTAAGGGAGGAGGACAGGGAAGAGTTGGAGAGCATTATTCATAACTGCACCTATGAGGAAAAGAAGATTGCCGAATTTCCGGCGTGGCTGGTGGAGTTTTTCCGCAAAGCCATTCTCCGTATCATGGAAAACCTGATGGGCCACCTCTATATGGGCAACAGCATTTACATTACGATGGAGAGCGAATACCAGCAGAGGAGGAACCACTGGAACGCCGCTATTGGATGTGTGTATAACCTTGCGGCGTGGCTGGACTATATCAGGCTGACCCTCCCGGTGGACGCAAACAAGTACGGCAGATATTTGGAGCGCTGCCAGAGGGAAATTGATATGCTGCGGGGAGTGCGGAAGTCGGATAACGCCGTGATGGGAAGCATCCGAAAGAGACAGGCCCAACAGGGGCAAAAGCAATAAAGAACATCGGGTACACGCTGTTTACGTGCGAACTGGTGGCTGTCCGCCGTCTGCAACTCGACCAACTTCTGCAATGTGGATTGGAACGGGATGGTGAACAACAACGGCGCTGCCAATGTGAATGGTGTTCGCCCCCGATTTATCGCCCCACCTGACCGCAAACGCGGGACACCGCTGCGGCCCCAGGCGATGAAGGAGCGTGTGTCCGGCCCTCTGGGCGAATAAACGCCGCTATCCAGCCGAGCGGCGGACTGGATGGGGCCCGTGGAGCAATCCGCGGACTTGACGCAGCCTAATACGTTAGATGCTGCTATAAGCACGGCAGCCGATTATTTTACCGAGAAAGGAGATGCGCCATATCAGCCGAAACCGAGTGGCGGATATGAATGTACTCCTCGACTGCGGAGACCAGTGTATCAAAACCAGCAGTTGGAAAGAGAGCGTCCAGAATTTCGAGGCAAACGAAATGCTGCGCTGCTGGGGCATCAAACGGTCACTGCTGGGGGAGGAAGCCTATGGAGAGAAGTACAAGCCTACCCCCGGAAAGCCCTTCATTCAAATCGAGCGTGGCCGGGCTAGATATATCAAGGCCCCGACTATTGAAGACCGAGTGGTGCAAAAAGCCCTGAATCAAGCCGTTCTCCTGCCGGAGGTGCTGCCAAGGCTCATCTATGATAACGGAGCCTCCGTAAAAGGCAAGGGCAACGATTTTGGGCGGAAACGGTTTGAGGCGCATATCCATAAACATTTTCGGGAGCGGGGCGACAACGGCGGATATGTGCTGTTCGGAGATTTCAGCAAATATTTTGACAATCTCCGACATGACTATATCCGCTCCATTGTCCGCCCGCTCATTCCGAGCAAAGAAGAATATGACCTGTTCTGCGCCATCCTTGACAGTTTCCGTCCCGACGTCTCCTTTATGAGCGACGAGGAGTACGAAGGGGCTATGGAAACGGTCTATAACGCTCTTGACCACGTTGGGTACGCCGGAGACCGCTCAAAGCTCCTTGGCAAGGGGTGCGACATTGGGGCGGAGTTATCTCAAACGATGGGCGTTTTTTACCCGCACGGAATGGATAACTACTTTAAAAATGTTGTCGGCGTAAAGTATTACGGGAGATATATGGATGATACGCACTGCATCGGGGACAGTGTGGAGGAAATGGCGGAATACAAACGGTTGCTGAAAGAACAGTCGGATTGCATGGGCATCTTTCTCAGCGAAAAGAAGACCCACATTATGCGATTGGACCGTCCCTTTACCTGGCTAAAGATTCAGTACACGCTAACCCCGTCCGGGCACTTAGTCCGCAACCTGTCCCATGACGCTATCGTGAGGGAGCGGAAGCGTATCAAGTATCTGGCAATGCAGTTAAAGACCGGAGCGATCTCCCGAGCATACGCCGAAAAATGCTATCTGTGCTGGCGGGGCTCCAATAAGAAGTACGACGCGCACAGGAGTATAGAAAGCCTGGACGCTCTCTACCGGGAGTTGATAGGTCCCATTATTGTCTACAAAAAATAGGAGGTATCACTATGAATTATGAGAGCATTTACAACGCCATCGAACGCAGGGCCGACAAGATTAACTATTTGAAGGGTCTGCTTTCCAGCACCGACAGCCCGGTAGGCGACTGGAAAGTCGTCAAAATTTACGAAGCCCGGATGAGCAAGGAGGACGACCCTTACGATTTCGAGGCGCTGACCGCCAATCGCCAGCTCGTCCGGAACGAAATCAACCGCTTGCAGGCGCTGCCGGAGGAGGACGAGGCATGACCAACACAGAGCTTATTGCGGAGCTGACCAGCATCTGCATCCGGCAGGCGGAAATCATCAAAGCCCAGGCGTACATGCTGGAGCAGCTGGGGGCGCAGGCACGGGAAGAGGAAGCCCTCGCCGAAAGGAACAGGCTCCGGGAGCTTGCAGGGAATTGGGAGGGATAGGAGGCGAGAAGGAATCATGAACAAAGACAAATAACCCAGCTGCAGTAAAACTGCGAGAAAGGAGGCAGGCATGGGCTTACGTGAAATCGTCGAAACCATTATAGGAGGGGGAGGTTTGCTCCTGATTCTTTCGATTTTGGTGCAAATCGCCCCCATTAAAATCAACCCGTGGTCCAAACTGGCTAAGGCTATTGGCAATGCGCTGAATGGCGGAGATGTCATGGGCAAGCTGGAAGCACACATCAAGGTGGACGACGAGCGGAACGCAGATATGCACCGGGCCAGAATTTTGCAATTCAACACAGAGCTGCTTCGGGACGTCAAGCACACAGAGGAGGACTTTTACGAAATCCTCTACAGCATCGACTGTTATGAACGATATTGCCGGGACCACCCGGAATACCAGAATAACCGAGCGGTCCACGCAATCAAGCACATTAAGAGCGTTTACGACACGCTGCAAAGAACGCACGATTTTTTGTGAAAGGATGAGGAAAATTGGAAATCACAAATTACATCAAACCGGAGCTCCTGATTCTCGCCGTAGTGTGCTACATCATCGGCACAGCGGCAAAACGGGCGAATGCCATCCAAGATAAGCATATCCCCCTGCTTCTGGGGATTGTGGGCATTATTCTCGCCTGCGTGTGGGTGTGCGCCACGTCTGCGCTTTCGGGCCCACAGCAGGTGCTCATGGCGCTGTTTACCGGCATTACGCAAGGGATCCTCTGTGCCGGGGCCAGCGTCTACGCAAACCAGCTTATCAAGCAGCACAAGAAGGAGGAATAGGTTATGGAAATCAGCAAGCAGTATCTCACGGTAAACCGCTACAGCCGTCCGGGGACAAAGCTCTCCCGCGTGACAAAGGTAGCCATTCACTATGTAGGCAATCCCGGCAGCACTGCCCAGAACAACCGGGACTATTTCAACAATATGCCCTCCTTCCCGGAGGGCCAGCGCCGGTATGTCTCCGCTCATTACGTGGTGGGCCTCAAGGGGGAGATCATCCAGTGCATCCCGGAGGATGAGTTCTCCTACTGCACCAACGAGGCGAACAGCTACTCCATCAGCATTGAGACCTGCCATCCCGACGCTTCCGGGAAGTTTACCCCGGTGACAGAGGAGGCCCTGGTGGAGCTCGCAGCGGATATATGCCGCAGGCATCACCTCGACCCGCAGAAGGATCTCATCCGCCATTACGACGTTACCGGAAAGGTCTGTCCCAAATGGTACGTGGAGCATCCCGAGGATTGGGCGGCATTTAAAGATAGGGTAGCCAAGGCTATGGCTCCCGAGGACAAGTATGCTGTCCGGGTGCAGCACTTCACCAGACGGGAGGACGCGGAGGCCCTTTCCAAGACTTTACGGACGCTTAATTTCTATAACGAGGTTCATGCGGACGCGGGGAAGTTTGTGGTGGACGTGTTCAGCTTCTCCGATTGGGAGCGGGCTGCGGCGCTGGCGGAGATTTTGGGGCGTCAGGCGTACAGCATTGTGAAAAAGGCAGGGTAGGAAGTAAGAGGCCGGAGGGATTTTCCCTCCGGCCTCTTTTGGTTTTTCACTGCTTTTTCATTTGCAAAGATTGCGGTTATGCGTTTTTGCGCGGAGCGCGACGCAATTTTTTCAGTATATCGGGGTTGTCTGTTTCCAGCGGCAAGCGGGGTTTGGGTGGCTGGGATTCGCACCCTATGAAATCATAATAAAACTCCACATAATATCTGCGCAAATCGAAGGAAATGCGGACATACACCATGTTGTCTGTAAGCGCGCGGGCCAAAGAGGAATTTTGCGCGACTAATTGCTCGATAGCTTTATCCCTGGAACTTCCTGCCGGGGCCTCAAAATCGGGAAAATGCTTCTGGATATATTGAGTGGTGAATATAGACAAGAGGCGTGAAGGACTTTGGTCCCATTCCAAAAGCCTAAGCTCACCCATGCGGAAAATTCCGGGAGAGGCAAAAAGAAGCTCCTCCTGTGAGCAATTGCGCCAGTACACAAACAGACCAACGATGGATTGAAATTCAATCTGTTCATCAGGCGTTAGACTATGGTATTTTTCGAGAAAATCCGCATACACAGATGGAGAAAATGCGGTGGCATTTTTACCGTAAAAAATGCGGCCGGCTTCCAGATTTTTGCGGTATGTACATTGGGAAGAATAATCGCGATCGGAAATAACGCAGCGCTTTGCATCGGAGCAGGCGCGATAATTAGAGCAGCAGTCAAACGTATTAGAGTTAGACGGTGCCGGAGTGGGAGGAGCCTGCCGGAAACTGTCAAGAAGGAGCTGATTGTCAGGCAATGCCATTGTTGTCCGCCTCCTCATTCCAAACAAATTTATAGTTCAAAAAAGTAATCATTTTGCACTGTGCCATGTCAAAATTAGGGATGAAGGAAAAAGAAGCATAGGCTGGAAGACGCTGAGGAAGATCCGATATATTTTCGAGAATCCAGGAAACAAATACGGCTTTTCCCGCGTTCCTTTTCGGAGGATTTGCCACGCCGCTTTCGGCTGCCATAGAAGCCAGCTCGTCCCTTTTGAATGTATTGAGGATTTCGGCGGCAGGATATGGGTTTTCTTTAAAAAGCGAACAGGCGCGAAACTCTTTGATGATTACTGGGTCTGTAATGAGATGGGGAACATGGCGGTATGCGATTTGCTGAGAAAGCATTTGCCAGGCTTGCTTTTGGGCAGTGACAGACAAGCCCTTAATTAGGCTTAATGCGCTTTCAAAGGACATTTGCTCTGAAAGCCGCTCCCCCTTGCTTTTTCCAGATTCGTAGGGGAGATCAATTATACCCAGCTCCATGGCAAGACGGTAAATATGTTTGCAGGGGACCTTGAAACGGACAAACTCCATACAGGTGCAGGAACAAAGCGTTGTCTGATAAGGGTTTTTGCCGCTTCCCCAGAAAACAGCGGCTTGTGCGGCGGTATCAACTGAGACTGGGGTAGTTTGGGCTTTTTGGGCGGAGGCGACAGCTTTTTCCTGCTTGGGGGATTTATGATCCTGTTCCACCCATGGGCCAAAGGCCGGTATAACGGGCATGATTACATCTCCTTTGCATATCTTAATATATAGTGTTGTATTCCCACAAGTGGGACATTACCACAATGGTACACGAGAAATGTGGTAATGTCAAGCAAAAACTGTAATATCACACGTAAATTTGGAGGCAAAGGGATGAAGGCATTTAACTATAACGGGCAGCGAAATATATCCGGGGAACGAATCCGGCAGGAGAGGACCAAGCAGCGGTACACGCAAGCGGACCTGGCGGCTAGAGTGCAGGTAAACGGCGTGATTTTAGAACGGGACTGCATCAGCAGAATTGAAAACGGACTGCGGATGGTACAGGATTTTGAACTGCGGGCGATTGCGGCAGCGCTGGGCGTTACAACTGATTGGCTTTTGGAGATGGAGGACAGCAAAAAATAATTTTGCCGTAGGCTTTTAGCCTACGGCAATTTGTCTTTTAAGGCTTCCGGGGGATTGACAATTCATCATTTCGCCGCTATGATAGCAGCCAAAAGGAGGGCTTGCCATGAATAAAAAGGGCAGCAAGCATATAGATTGGAACGACCGACTGACTATCGAAAAAATGAAAAGGGTCAAATCGACAAACAAGCAGATTGCACAAGCGATTGGCGTATCTGAAAGAGCTCTCTACTATGAGCTGGCACGGGGAAAGTGCCAGCAAATGACAACGGAGCTTGAAATCGTAGAGCGGTATTGCCCGGAAGTGGCGGAGCGGAAATATCAGGAAAATTTGCGGGCCAAGGGGCCGGATTTAAAGCTGGGGAACGACCATAAGTTTGCGAAAAAGGTAGAGGAACTGATTGTAAATAAGGGCTTTTCTCCAGCTGCTGCCTTGCGGGCCATTGAAGCTGATAAAGAAGAATATCATACGCATATATGCACAGCAACACTTTATAACTACATATACGGTGGCGTGTTCATGGTTCTGTCGCCAGAGCATTTACGGGAAAAAGGGAGGCGGCATATCACAAAGCATCCAGACAGCAAGAAAAAAACATTCCGGGCATCCCGCGGGGAGAGCATCGAGCGCCGCCCTGAAGAAATCAGCAGCCGGGAAGAGTTTGGGCACTGGGAAATGGATTGCGTGGTGGGCACTGTAGGCTCTAAGCGGACACTGCTTGTGTTGACTGAGCGCATGACCAGGACGGGGATTATTATACCCATGAGGGACCATACCGCCGCAAGTGTGGTCCGGGCTATTAACCGGCTGGAGCGGAAATACAGAAAGGATTTCTATGAGATTTTTAAGAGTATTACGGTAGACAACGGGTCCGAGTTTGCGGATTGTGCCGGAATGGAAAAATCCTGCCGCCGGAGGGGGAAGCGAACGAAGCTCTATTACTGCCACCCGTACAGTGCCTATGAGCGGGGAAGCAACGAGAATATGAACAGGATGATCCGCTGGTTCTTCCCGAAGGGAACAAATTTTGACGAAGTGACCGACGATGATATACGGCGGGCAGAAGAATGGATCAACTCTTACCCCCGCCGGGTTCTGGGCTGGCGGTCCGCTGATGCTGCCATGAGAGAGGCGCTGGCGCAGGCTGCTTGACCCGACTTGAATATATTTCCAGCTTTGAAGCCGTGGTCCTCCACGGCAGTTTTGTTATACAATTTTTAGGCTATCATGCACAAAAATCGGCGCTTCGCTTTGTGCGGAGTGCCGATTTATTGCCGTTTACTGAATTTTATTCTTGACTTTCAGCGCAATTTTCTTCCCGTTTGTGTCCTGCCGGCATTGTTCCGGCTATTTGGATACGGCCTCGTCGGCCCGGGAGATGATCTCGTCGAAGGAGACGTCGGACTGCTCGGCGATACGCTTTACATCCTCAAATTCCGGCTTGTAGCGGGAGATCCCGTAGCCCTTGCTCACCTTGACGCGCAGGGGGCCGAAATCCGTGTGAACCTGATTCCACTCGGAGCGGAGGATCATACGGCTGCACCGCTTCATCCGCACGCCGATCGTGGTGGTGTTCGCGAGAATCAGCCTGCCGAATTCCCGGCTTCTCTCCGGGGGGCAGAGCACGGTAAGCTGTACGGCGGGACGGCTCTTTTTCATGGTGATCGGGGTGGTGAACACGTCCAGCGCCCCTTTTTTGAGCAAAAGCCCGCAGGCGTAGCCGATGGCCTCAGGCGTCATGTCATCCAGGTTGCAGGTGATTTCCACGATTTCATCCGTGGGCTCCTCGGGGCTGGCTCCTTCCGTCTCGCCCCAGAAGGCCCGGACGCAGTTTGCGGCCTCGAAGTCCTTCTGTCCCATGCCGTAGCCGATTTTCTTCACCGTCATGACCGGACGGTCCCCGAAGGAGGAGACGAAGTACTTCAAAAGCGCCGCGCCTGTAGGCGTACACAGCTCCCCCCGGACGCTGCCGCCGTAGGTGGGAACGCCCTCCAAAAGCAGCGCCGCAGCCGGAGCGGGCACCGGCAGAATCCCATGGGCGCACCGGACGAACCCGCTCCCCACATGCACGGGGGAGGCGGCGACCCTGTCGGGAGCGAGCATATGCAGCAGCAGGCAGACTGCCGTTACGTCGGCTACCGCGTCCATACTGCCCACCTCGTGGAAGTGGATCTGCTCCATGGGGACGCCATGGACCTCAGACTCCGCCTCCCCAATCAGCCGGTAGACCGCCTGCACGTCCTGCCGGACTTCCTCGGGCAGGGCCAGGCCGGAAATCAATTGGCTCACGCTCTCATAGCTGAAATGCCGGTGCTCATGCCTGTGACCGTGTTCGTGCTCGTGTTCATGTTCGTGAGCATACTCGTGTTCATGCTCGCGGGCATGTTCATGAGGAAGGACATCTTCGCTGTGCTCCTCTTCGCCGTTTATTCTGACGGAAAAGCGGGTGCCCTTTACACCGCACTTCACCGCAGGTTCAAAGGCAAATTCCACGCCGGGAATGCCGGCTCCCCGCAGGAGGCGGGCAAATTCCTCCTTGTCGGGGCAAAGCTCCCATAAAGCCGCGGACAGCATATCGCCCGCAGCTCCCATGGCGCATTCCAAATAGAGTGTTTTCATACCGCATCTTCCTGTTCTATATGAGATTTTAGAGGCTGTATCAATGGACAAAGCGCGCGGATTTTTGGAAAAGGCGTGTGACTATTTCCCCAGATGGTTGATCATGCTGGCCAGATACCCGGCCCCGAAGCCGTTGTCGATATTCACCACGCTGACGCCGCTGGCGCAGGAGTTGAGCATGGACAAAAGCGCCGACAGCCCGCCGAAGTTCGCCCCGTAGCCCACGCTGGTAGGTACGGCGATGACCGGGCAGTCGCACAGCCCTCCAATGACGCTGGCAAGCGCGCCCTCCATGCCCGCTATCGCAATGACCACCCGTGCGGACATGAGCGTCTCTGTCCTGGAGAGAAGCCGGTGCAGCCCGGCTACGCCTACGTCATAGAGACGCTCCACCCGGTTGCCCAGGGTCTCCGCGGTGACGGCGGCCTCCTCGGCTACGGGAATGTCGCTGGTGCCGCCGGTGGCGACTACAATAGTACCAGCGCCTGTGATCTCCGGAGCGGGCCCGGCTACGCCGATCCGGGCCTCGGGATGGTAGGTAAAGGCCAGCTCCGGGAGAAGGGCGAGCAGCTTGTCCTTCGATTCCCGGGACAGACGGGTAATGAGGATGTTCTTTTCGCCGTTTTCCCCCATGGAGGAGAGAATCCCGGCAATCTGCTCGGGGGTTTTCCCCGCGCCGTAGATGACCTCCGGCACTCCCTGCCGGACGCCCCGGTGATGGTCTACCTTGGCATAGCCCAGATCGGTAAAGGGGCTGGTCTTTAGTCTGAGCAGCGCGTCCTGCGGGGAGAGCGTGCCGTTCTCCACCAGCTTTAAGAGCTCCAGTGTTTTTTCCTGGTTCATGAAAAAGCCTTCCTTATGAATTGCGGGGCTGCAGATCCAGAAGCGCGCCGGAGAAGCCCGCTTCCCGCAGTCCGCTCAAAATGGCCTCCCGGCTGGCGAGAGCCCTGTCAAGCTGACTCTCGGGAAGCTGTATCCGGGCGGTCCCGCCGAACCAGCGGACCCGGAAGTCGGAAAACCCCAGAGAGGCGATAAATGTCTCCCCGCGCTCCACAAGGGAGAGCAGCGCCGGGGAGATGGCGGTGCCGGAGGGTATCCGGGTGGCGAGACAGGCATAGGCGGGCTTGGAATAGGTGAAGAGCCCCGCTTCCCTGGAGAGCTCCCGTATGCGGGCCTTGGTAAGGCCGCACTCCCGCAGGGGGGAGGCTATGCCCAGCTCGGAGAGCGCCCGCATCCCCGGGCGGTCGTTCCAGTCGTCGGAGGCGTTGGTCCCGTCCCAGAGGAGGGAATAGCCGTCCCTTTCGGCCAGCGCGAGCATACGGGCAAAAAGGGCGCGTTTGCAGTGATAGCAGCGGCTGGCGTCGTTTTTCTCCACCTCCGGATGGGCGAGAATATCGTATTCCTCCACGGTGAAGGGAACATCCAGCTCGGAGGCAAGGCGTTTCGCGTCCCGGAGCTCGAAATCCGGCTGGAAGGGAGATCTTATGAAATAGGCGTGAACGTCACAGCCCGCGGTTTTCGCGGCATAGAGCAGATAGGCAGAATCCACGCCGCCGGAGAAAGCCAGCGCGGCTTTGGGATGGGCGGCCAGATAGGCGGACAGTTCCATGGTTTTTTCCTTTTACAGCAATAATGGGATACCTGTTTTAAGTATATCCCAGCGGTGAAATTTTGTCAACGACATAATCCGTTTCCGGAAAAAAGGGCCCTCCGGAAGATGCCGGAGGGCCCGCCTGCCAGGGAGCATTATAGCAGAAGCAGCTGAAAGGTTTTCCGAACCTTTTAACTCTGCGGCGGACCTCGCCGCAGAGGCCGCGCAGGCGGCCTTGCTTCGTTCCTTTATGGTCTGCGCGAGTATGCACCTGCCGGCCCCAAAAGCGCAGATTCGCGCTTTTGGGGCCGCGCTGGCTTATACGGCGTCCCTTATGCGGACAAGCGTCAGATCCATACTGTCGAAGGTGAAGCCCGCGGAACCGGCGGCGATTTCCGCCTGCGCGGGAGTCTCCTTCACCTGGAAGGGAGCGATGAGAGTGATCGTGGACCTGGCAAGGTTATTCGGGAAGGTGTGCGTCACTTCGGCGGAAGTGGTGCCGCCGAGATGGAGCCGCACGTTTAGAGTTCCGCCGGTCGCCGTATCGGAATGGGCCGTCCCCTGGAACACCGCCATATAGAGACCCGGCTTGTAAATGATGACTTCCGGGGTGTTTGCCCTATGGTTCATGGCGGTACTGGTAGCGAGCGCTGCGTTCGCGAAGACAAGCGGAGCTTCGTCCCCGGTCTCCTGGCTGGAGCCCTGGACGGAGAACAGATCAACGGTCCCGCCCTCCCCTCGGGGGATGACGAAGTTCAGCACGGCCGCCGTCTCCGTGCCGGAATTGATGACTCGCGCGCCGGTTCCGGGCTCGCCGGTAGTGACTGTCCCAATCTGTACCGTCGCCGCGGCTCCGGTCGCTCCGAAGGGGCCTGTGGGTCCGGCCG